ATAGTCGGTATAGGCGATTTCCTTTAAGTACATAGCCTTTGACAAAGCAACAAAGTCTGAATCCACAGATTCTATCTTTACTTTTTTCACTTTTTTATAACCTAGCATTTCAATATCGTCGTCTGATAATTCTCCAAATGCGTTAGGAGTGTCATATGCACCAGCATCAGCTGCTACCGACATTTCTTCTAATTCATCTTCAATATCTTCAATTGGAAAATCGTCTTGCTCATCATCTACTAATCTAGTATTATCTATATACTCTCTACTTTCAGCTTCTTTAAACCGAAATTTTTTAAATGATTCTATATACGACATAAATGATTTATTTTTTAGTAATTGTATAATACGGTAATATCTCCACCTGCTGATGCAGATACGTACGACAATCCAATATTAAATACTTGATGATTTTGATTTGGTTCATGAAAATCAGCACCTATATAGCCCGTACCATTTGAAGCAGATAAAATTACACTACCAGTATTCATTATAAGAAATCCTGCATTGTCTGCAAAGCTTCCTGTTAATGTTAATGGATTATTAGTAGTTGCAGTTACTCTAACAGTTCTAATAAATGCATTCACATTTGGTTGATGATACGCAACTACTGCTACGTTATAAGGGCCTGATATTGGATTAGCGTCTGGCATAGTTATACTTTCTTAAGTTCTTTAATTAATTCGTGATAACGTAACATATTTAAAACATGATTGTCTTTAACTGCTTTTGCAGAAGTAATTTCATTTAATAAATTAGTTACTTCAGACAATTTAATTTTAACTACTTTATCATCTATTGTTGTAGATAAAGTTTTTAATTCTTTTTGAAGTTTAGAAACCTCTTTATTAATAAACTCTTTTAATTCAGTGCTTTCTGATACTGAATTAATATATTGTCTTAATAAATTCTTTTGTCCTTCATTTAAATCTGAATACTTTTCATTAAACTTGTCTACTAAGATTTTATAAGACAATAAACGAACTTCTTTATCTTGCTTAATAAAAGCAGACATTTCATTTAATTCATTAGGCTTTTTAACTTCATTGCGAGTAATATGCTCAATAAGTGTATATTTGTTATTAACAGACTCTACAGGATTATCGGCAATAGTATATTCAAATAACTTAAATATAGCAGCTAAAGTTTTATAATTATTAACTTTTGATTTGAAAAAATCTTCTAAAACGTAATTGTTTTTGATTTCTTTAATTAAGTTATATTTTTGTCTACTTAGTATTGTCTGATTCAATTGTGATTTTGCTACTAATACAGCTTCAATTAAAGAGTCTGCTTTATCTTCTTTTGAAAATTTCTCTTTAACTAAAGTTTGATATAAGTTAAGTTCTTTTGCTAATTCCGTAGATTTAGCAAAATACTTTTTTATAAGCGGTATCGACTTTGAATCGCTGTTATTCAAAGTGTCCGAAGCAACTTGTCGCACAAGCAATTCAAATAGAACGCCGGTATTTTTAAACTTTGAGTGTTTTAGATTTTTCATTCAGGCTTAATGTTATTTTCTTAATAATAAATATGAACTTTTTAATGTTTTAAATTTCTTCTGGGATAATATTTGATTCATCTAACATACTAGACTGTTCATTAATTAATCCTGTTTTTTTACTAACTAATTTATTTAAACCATATTTCTTTTTTAATAAATCAATTGATTCATTTCGTGCATTTTTCCATGCTATTCTACCCGTCGGATCATATCCTCTAGGATGATCGTGAGTATTGTATTTCATAGTTTCTTTAGGACGACCAGCTCCTGGCCAACCTCCTTCAGGTACTTCTGGTTTTTTACGTTCTTTATTTTCTTTAGTATTTTTAGCACGCATGTCATACTTTTTTAATAAGTCTTCGTCAATTCCTTCAGCGAACGGATTAGCTTCTTTTTCACCTTCTTTTTCTTTTCCTTCCTCTCCTCCTTCAGTCTCTTCTTTTTTCTTTGGTACTGGATTTGCTGGATCTTCACCTTCTTCAGAAATTTTAGTTAGTCTAAACGAATCTTTTTGATCTTTAATTAATCCTGTATCAATATCTTCAATATCTTCTGAAGTAAAGTTAAAGATATTTTTATAAACCCAATCTTTAGATATCAATTTCTTTTCAATCATATCACCAGCTAAAGCAACTTTAGTTGCATATAAAGTTAATTTTTCTTGCTCGTACATTGTTGACGGAGACGTCATAGTTAATTCAAAATCAGTTAATTCAGCATCCCCGTAACCTTGAGAAGTTAAGTGAATAATTGCTATTTTATACAATTCTGATATTATAACTCTTTGAATTCTTTCAATAGTTCTTGCAAATCGTATGTCTTCTGCTGCTAAAGTAGCTTTACCTCCTAAACCTTCTTCATATCCAATAAACGCTTTTGGAACTTTTAAAGCAGCCATCATTTTATTTCTCAAGTACTCAATATCATCAATGCCGGTAAATTCCATACCAGCTAAAGTGTCAATTTCAGTACCAGATTGCCCACCACGTACAGGCAAGAAATAATCTTCTAACATATTCATCATGTTAAATTTAAGATTATAATCTCCTGATTTCTCATCTACATACGGAGTCTTTTTCATGGTGTTCATGATTTTTTGCATGTAGTTGTCAACTTCATTAGGTGGAATATTTCCTACGTCAATTTTAAATATACGCTTTTCAGGTGCACGCATAATTCTATGAATTAACATAGCATCTTCCATCAACGTTAATTGTTTCCAAACTTTACGACCACCTTCAATCATTGACTTTCCATATGGTAAAAAATTTGAATCTGTTAAGTTTCTAAAATGTGCAATTTCAAAAGTTTCATAGGTAATATTACCACCACCTAATTGCTTGAATTGTACATGATATGGATTTGTCGGGTCCATACCTTCTTCACGAATTATTTCATATGCTGATAATGGAGTTACGTTTACAATTCCAATTTCTTCTTGGATATCTAAATGCAAATATAAATCTCCGTATTTACACATATTACGCACCCATGGCCATAAATTAAATTCTATGTTAAGAATGTCGTAAAATAAATTGTGAAGTATTTTTTTAATGTTTTCGTCATTGCTGGTAATTCTTAAGACATCACCAAAGTCGTCTTTCATAACTGTTTCGTCTGCATAAATGTCTAACGCTGAAGAAATAATAGAGTCTTGGTCCATTACTTCATAATCTGTATACAATTCTGTTTTAGAAGAAAAGTAATTGTAATTAGCGTTATACGTATTTAATGAGTTGGGACGAACACCATGTAACCGAGTAAAACGATCAATAAACTTTGAGTTATGTACGTTCCCTAAAGATTGTAAGTGGTCATTATCAACAACACGAAGTTTGTCTTTACCAACTTTACGCACAATAACATTGCTATTAAATAGTCGCTTTAACCGTCCATATAATGTTGTATCTGCCATATTATTTATATAATTTAAAATAAATATCAATTTTTATAATAACCAAGATTTTAATACAATTCGGAATTACAGAAGCCAAGTTAAATCTTCATCCTGACCTCGATGACCGGTTTCCATGGACCAACCTACTTGCTTCATATTACCTGCTGCATTATAAACTCCAGATCCTTTACCAAAATAGTCTAAAGTTTTTCTATTTAGGTCCATACCTTGCTGACGAAGTTTCAATGCAGTATCTCTAATCCATAATCCAATACAAAAAGCTAATACAAGGTCATCATTATAACCATGTTGTGCTTCAGGTCTTGATCCATTCCATATAAATACAAACAATTCTTCCATTAATCGACGACTTCGAATTACTGGAATTCTTTCTCTCATGTAAGTGTCTAATTTAGAAATAACTAAAGGACGTGTGCGAGATGAAGTTGTAAATCCTGGTGTCATTTGTGACGTGTCTTTTAAATCGACATATCTAGATAATTGTTGAGATACGTCTGATATTTGACCGTCTTTAGGAGAATAATATAAATTTTTATAATTTCTATCTATTGCTACTTGAATTGAAGCCCAGCCTACATTAGCATTTTCAATTACTAATAACGCATCATTATATTCAGTTGCTATATTTACTAAGAGATTGCCATAGTCTTTGGTATGTATTTGTCCTTTGTATTCTGCAACTTGAGTTATCGATTCTACATCAATTACATGAAATGCTGAATAATCAGCTCCATCTCCACGAGCAACGTCAGCTACTATAATATAATCTCTTGTGTAATCTGGTTGTTCCCAAATCCATAAATTTCCGTCTACACCTCTTTTTTCAATTGGATCTTGAACGGTAGTTTGATTATACCATTGTAATAAAGCTCCTTCAATTACTGTATGACCTGATGAAATAAAATCACAATCACATTCTTGAGCAGCTCCTTTAGGTCCTAATAATTCATCTTGTTTATCACGCCACGATTGATTTCTATCAGGATGTACTGACCAATGCAATCTAATTGTATTAAATCTATTTCGACCTTCTTCAGCTCCTACCCATGTTTTATGAAAAAAGTTACCAGTGCCATTAGGTGTTGATAATATAATAGCTCCACCTCCTGTTGCTAGAGTTTGTTGTGCTGATATCCAAATTTCTTCTACATTTGAAATAAAAGCAGCCTCATCTATAATCAATAAAGACAATGCCTCTGAACGTCCGGAGTCTCCTGATGAAGAAGTTGCTTTAATTTGAGAACCATTATTTAATCGTAAAGACAATTTATTATCTTCCATTGCTGGTAGTCTTAACCAAGAAGGTAAATTTTCATACATAACTTTTACCTTCAATACTAAGTTCTTCGCTACCTCTTGTTTAGTTGCAATTACTAATATATTTTTATCACTAAAAAATGTCATTAACCAAAGTGCATAGCCTGCAGATAATGTTGATATACCTAATTGCCTAGATTTTAATATGATGTTATAATCATTGTCTCGTAAGCCTCTTAAAGCATCTTCTTGAAATGGATAAAGATGAAAAGGAATTTTACCTTTTTGTGGGTGTTGAATCTGACAATACTTTTTCATGAAATGTACAGGGTCAGATGCACATTTCTTGTATTCTTCTCTTATTATATCCTTTAAAGATTGACTCATAACTTATTTTTTAAGTGAAATTTTCCAAAGCATTGTGCCTTGAAAGTATGTGTTTAATTCAGAATTAACACCTACGCCAATTCCATATATACGATCGTTTTTAGTTTTCAATAATAAATTACCACCAACTGTTAAATATGAAGGGCGCTGCATACCTAATGAGCCTCCAATATATACTTGATTTTTAGGTAATTCTTTTAAATAAATTTTATTGTCAATTGTAACTTTATTAACTTTTGCGTCCCATGTTCTTATTAATAATATATTTCTAGAAATAGAATCAGTGACTGCAATATATCCTAAACTATCTTTTAATTTTAAAGTATCTTTATAAACATTAACAGCATAATAATCTTTAAGAATTGCATTTGTGTCTACATTTGCCGGAACGTCAATATAAACAGGCACATCATGATAAATGTCTTTTCCTGTTTTATAAACATTATGAGTTACTGGAATATACGTTGTATCAATTTCTTTTTTGATAACTTCATATTTTTTTCCGTCGATTTTAATAACTTCTTTACCTTTATTAGAAGTAGTTGAGCATGAACGTTGCATGACAATAATGACTACTAGAGCCAATATTATCAAGTAATTGAAATTTTTTTTGATTAATGAAAGCATAATTACTACCTTTTTATTTATAATAAATATAAGGCTAGTAATTACTTAAGAAATTAAAGCGGGAGGCGCAGGGGTTGATGTTACGCTTCCTACAACGGCTTGTCCTGGAGGTACTATAATCGTTGCTGATTTAATGTAAGCATCGATAGCATTTGCTAATTCTTTAGCTAACTCTCGTTGAGCAGTTGCCATATCCATTCCTGGAGTTGACATTTTTTGAAACGCTGCTAATATTTGAAGTTCTAAAACTGGTTTAATTAAAGGCATATTATTTATCTTTTATAGGTCCACCAGTTACCCAAGCATTACATGTTCTTGAACCAGCACATTTGAATTTATACATCATACAATATCCTAATTTTCCAGCTTCTATTGTATTCCAAGCATCTTGAGTTGCGCCTTGAGTATCATCTGTTTCTTCAGGAGTTGAAACATCTTCTCCTTCCATTCTAGGTTGAAAAGTATCTTTTGCATCTACTTCTTCTGAACTTGATCCTAATCCTTTAGCAATGCAATCTAATATTCTTGTTGTAATATTAAATGCAGCACATGAATTGCATCTAGCAGATTTAACTTCATCCATTTGCGTATTTGGATCTAATTTCCATATACTTGCCTTTGCTTTCCAAAATTTAATATTTGGATTGTTAGGGTTTAATGGTCCATATCCAGCTTTGTCAATAGCAATTTGTCTATGCTTTAAATTAACTTCTACATTTTGAGTAGCTACGGGACACTTTGGTGCTTCGTCCTCTTTTAATAAATCTATTAATTTAATCATATTATTTTAGTTTAATAATAGACTGTTTAAGCATATTATCTAATTTTTTATTTACTGATTCTTTTTGTGAAGTAAATGGAAGCATAAAATTTAATTGTCCAGACGCGGCAATTGATTTCCAATTTGTAGCATCATCTGTTTGTGGCATTACTTCTCTTTCAGTTGCACCAGGTACCGGTTTTGATGTTTTGTTGAGTATTTGTACATTTTTCCAAATATAATTTGCAATTTCTTCTTTTGAATTTCCTTTTTTATATTTTTTAAATACATCAACTACTGGGTCTGTAATATTTTCAATTACATATTTTTTAAGTACATCTTCGCTAATAGTAAATAAATTCACTCCTCCGCCTGGAGCTGTAGGCACTTCTCCTAAATCTACAGCAATTGCAGCTTGAGTAATTTTTAAAAAATCTGTTGGTTCAAGTTTTACTGTAGCATTCATATCAGTCGTTGCAATAGAAGCGTCTGGATTCATACAAAATAATTGAGACCATCTATGATGTCCGTCAATAACATACTGTTTGTCGGCAGTTACAATTCGCTCATTGCGAATAAAAACTGTTCCGCCTTTTAAACATTGTTCAGCTGAATCAACATTTTTTAATGGAAATGCCAAACTATTAGCTAGAACAACTTCATTTTGTGTAGGGCGTAAATTTTGTACAGGAATTGCGGCATCAACTAATTTTATTTTTTCGTCAATTGGAACTCCGTCTTTCTTTCCAGCGTTCAATAATGCTTGAACTTTAGGATCTTTAATATTTGTTCCTAATCGAACTACAAATTCTTTATATGAATTTGATTTTACTGTATCTTTTAAGGCGTCTGACGCGTCGTCTTCGTTAATTATTAAACCTGCCAATTTTTGTAATCTAACCGACTCTTTTATTAATTCTTGTTTCATTTTATTTTATTTTATTTTACCACATTCTGCAACTCCAATATCTAGCCTTCCATCTTGGACCTGGATTAGTATCACATTTATGTCTAGCTCTAAATGACTTCCTTCGAGCTGGATTGCTTTTTTTAATTTTCATTCCAGGTTCACCAAATCCTACCTTTACGATATTTCCTTTGTCATTTTTAACATATACAGCACGTTTTCTAGGGCCTCCTGGAGTGTAAAATGGTTTGCCTAATTTAACTTTTCTACCTTTATATTCAGCTTCAATTAACGGCTCAGTATCTTTTTTTTTGACTCAATATAAAGTTCAGTCGGAGATGCTTTAGGCTGTTTCATTTTTTTATCATAGTCACCCATATTAACTCCTTTTTGTTGAGCTTTACTTCCAAATGCCATGTCTTCTAATTCTTTTTCAGACTGTCTGAAATCTTCAATTTCATTTTCATACCAACCAGCAGCTAATACTGCATTATTCATTGCCTGGGCCACGTCATCTTGATCGATATCTGGAAATTTTTCAAATCCTAATTCATAAAAATCATCCCAATCATCGTCATCAGCTAGAGCCTTTAATTTCTTTTTATTTGAATTAAAAAATGATTCAACTTCATCTTTTAATGAAACCTCTTCACTTTCACGCAAATTTACAGATTCTTTTACAATTTTTCGAATTGCCATTCTAACAATATGCTCTTGAACTTTATGATCTAATAAGTCATAAATTTCTTCTGGCTCGTTAGATAAAATTTTATGAAATGCTTTATCCGCTGCGTCTGCTTCAACTTCTGCTTGTTTTAATTTTTTTGCTTGAGCAATTAATGCAGGTTTTGCCTTTTCTCTTTTAACTGGATCTGTTGCATTAACAAACGCAGTCTTAAGAGCAAGCATTTTAGTTTCTTCTTCTTGCACTGCAAACATTTTAGTTTGCAATACTTCCGTAGCTTTTTTTAATTCTTTTGAAATATTTGGTGTCATTTTATTATTGATTTAAATGCTTCATTAATACGCCGCTCATTGCTGCTGCGTGATTTGAAATATGATTTATAGATTCTGTATCTAATGTATGTTTTCTTTTAGTATAGCCTATACCTAAATATCCAATAAACTTGCCGTCTATCGTTTTAATAGCAAAAAAGTAACCTGATTTGCAGTTATGTTCTTCGGCAATATATTTCAATCCAAAGGTAGGTATTTTTTCATCTTTAAAATCAGATATTTCAATTATATCATTTTCTAATAACTCGTTAATTGACTTAGAAAATAAATTAACTGGAATATTTTGAAAATTAGTTTGAATAGAACTTATTCCAGCATTTACTGTCTCGTAGAATATAGAAAATTTAGCAATTGATCTTCCGGTTGGATAAAAATGACCTCCATTATGAAATTGAGCAATCCAAACTCGATCAGCTTTAAATTCATCTTTGATATGATCTATTTTATCAGTTATTAATTTTGAAACTTCTAAAGTTTTTTCAACCATATCAACAGGTTTCTTTTTTCTATCTAAATAACTTTTAACTAACATTATTAATATAGGTCCTGCGACACCAGTTAAAAATGCAACTATAATTGGACTAAGTGATTGAAACATTATCTTCTATATTAGGGTTTTTTAATTTATTAATAAAGTTTTCTTTGAACTGTTTAAATTCTTCTTCAATTTTTTCAGCAATTTCATCTCCTGTCATACCACCTTGCCAATGTTCAGCAGTACCGTCGGCATTAACAAATGCTAATGGATTTTTAAACGCAGCTGCTAATTCAATAGCTTCTTGTTCAGCATCTTTTAACCAAGCTTCTGCATTTTTCAATATTCTTTCTTTTTCATATTCTTCAAATTTTCCTTCAATACGTAAATTATGCTCAAAAGAAACTTGACACTCAAAGCAATGACCTTCTAATTTCCAAAACTTTACATCTAACCTAGGATTACTCATAGGCTCGCTACATTTAGGACAATGTGAAGGCATTCTTGAAGCTTCGATAAGTGAACGAATTTCATCCATTTTACCTTTCTTAATTTTAAATCCTTCTCGTTGTTCCCATTCAATACCATCACTATCAACCCAAACATCGCCTGTGTTGTGTTTTTCTTGAACAGTTTTAGTATCAGCAAACCCAATCGATTGTTTAGTTTGAGTTTTGTGAGTGCCATCAAGCATTTTCTTAATAGCGTCTATATTACGTAACTTAGTACTCATTATTGTATTTATTTATAATAATTATTTTACTTTCTAAAAGATGTCGCTAATCCACCCAAAATAAATTTTCCGGTAATTTTAAATGGCTTTTTAGAAATTTTTGGATCACGAATTACAATACCTTAATGTTCAGATACAGGTCCTAACGGAGAATTTAATTTTTCTAATACAGCATCTCCTAGTTTCATAGTAGCCATATAAATTACATATCCATCAACTGCAGATTTATAATCTTTAGGATCTTCAATATATTCAGACAATGGCGTTCCTTCTGAAATTTTAATTAATACATCTTTTGACAATGCAGAAATTTTCTTACCGTCAACAGTCTTAATTTCATTCTCTGGAATAGTTGCTTGAGCTAACCATTGAGAAAGAGTTTTAGTTTCTTTTTTGTCTCCGTAATTAACTGTATATTTTTTATTTAACGCTCCTGTTAAGTCTGGCTCTCCATCTAATGTAGTTGGAATAGAACCTAAAACTTCATATCCGTTTTTAGAGGCTACTGGAACTAAATTATTTAGCAAATCTTGTAAAGCTGGTTTAGAATATTTGATTTCTTTAGTAGCTCTTCTTTTAGGAGTTACTTGTTCAATTTCTAATAATCCATGAACTGCTAAGAAATTTTTATTATAAGACAATACATTAGTCGATCCAGCTACATATTCCAAGTTAAACATGATATTTGGGTTATCCCAAAGACCTAATTTTTTAAGAGCTGGAGTAATTGCTGACAAAGAGTTATTGAAAATATCTAATACAGTTCCACCTACTTTAATCATTCCATGTCCAGCGCCAAATCGATCTTCTAATTCTGCTTTGGTAATACCTTTTACGTCTAAAGGTTTATTAGAACCTCTATCCATTACAAACACTTTTTTACCATCTAATGTAATTAAACGAATTGAAGCATTTACTCCATCAATTTTAACTGACGCAGGTCCTTTCTTTAAATAATCAACAGATTGTGCAAACACTTTAACTAAATCTTTTCCTGATTTCACTCCGTCGATATTAAAGGGATGAGCCATATGCCCTCCAGCGCCGCCTTCTTTAAGTAGCGACTCTTGAATATTTTCTTGAGTTAGTAGTTTTGTTAAATCTAACGATTCACTCCACCATTTTTTAGTAAAGATTGAAGTTTGATTTTCTAATACTTTACTTTTTAAATTCTTTTTTTTCATAATTTCTGCAATAAATGAAGATTTAGATTCATTTATACTTTCCAATTTATCAAATATCATTTTAGCAGTTTTTTCATTATACCAACCAAACACTGCTTTGAATAATTTAATTTTTTGAGATCTAGGAACTGATTTATCTCCTAAGGCTTTTCGTAAACTAGTTCCTGACATTTCTCCATATCCTGGTACTTTTATTGATACATGAGGTGCTACTACTAAATATCCATGTTTATCAAACCCTTGTAAATTTGCTTTATGTTTACTGTATTCTTGAAAATATGAATCACTTCCGTCTTTTTTAGTTCCTATCTTAAATCTAGGATCTTCTTTCATATCTTTTGCCCCTACTAAAAATATCAAAGCAGTGTCTTCAGGTTTAAGATGTGCTGTAATCTCCTCCGCTTTATATGGATTCTTTACCTGTACAAGCCTATCATTAAAACCGTAATTACTTATTATGTCGTATTTCTCTTTGAAAGAAAAAGGCGATTTAACTGAGTCTATGACATTCGAAGTTATTATGTAACAATTTTGAGCGCCAAATTGAGATTCTAACCATTTGAATGCTTCTGCGTGATGTTTTCCAAATGGTTGAAATCTGCCTGGATATAATGCTATTACGTTTTTAATCATTTTTTATAAATTTTATCCTAATGATGCTGTTTTCCAAGAAGTACCGTTATGTATATATAATTTATTCGCTACTGTATCAAAAAATATTGAGCCAGCTGATATACTGCTTGATGCTATTGGAATTAATGTTGACGTTCCTTGTAGTGATCCAGTTATACTTCCAGATACTTTTAAAGATCCTGTAATTTGCACTTCTGATACAGCGGCGAATATTAAATTGCTTCTGTTAGCATTATTTGTGCCATTTCCTAATATAAATGCTGAAGCTTGTGATGATGCTATGTTATATGATCCTTGTGCGTGTTGATAATTAGCGTTTGCTACCGTACCATTTCCTTCGGCATGAGAATATGCTCCATCGGCACTAGTGCTTAACCCTTCTGCATGAGATCCTTCTGCAGTTGCCGTAGTAGCACTTCCTTCGGCGTGAGAATAATTTCCAATTGCTTGAGTACCATTTCCTTCGGCGTGAGAATATTGACCACTTGCTATTCCAGATCCTCCTTCAGCGTGTGAATATAAACCAGTTGCTGTAGTTAATGATCCGATACTTAAAGAACCTGTAATGACTACGTTTTGATTTAATGATGTTATAAACGAAGCAGTTGCAGCTGATACTGCTCTCGATGCAGACACTGCATTTAAAACGTAAGAAGCGGTTACGGCGTTTGATGCAGTTCCAAATAAAGAACCTGTTATACCTTGAGTTACCACTAGCGAACCTGTTATTTGCACTTGCGTTCCTGCAGCAAATATTAAGTTACTTCTGTTAGTAATGCTAGTACCATTTCCTACAATAAATGCTCCAGATACTGACGATGTCATATTATACATTCCTTGAGCATGCTGATAGCTAGCAGATGTTATAGTACCTACCCCTTCAGCGTGCGAAGCTTCTCCAATTGCTTGAGTACCAGTTCCTTCAGCATGAGATACATCTCCAATAGCATTAGTATTTTCTCCTTCAGCATGTGACGCATATCCAATAGCATTAGCATTATTTCCTTCAGCATGTGACGCATATCCATAAGATATATTATTTATTCCTTCAGCGTGAGAATATGAACCGCTTGCTATTGCCCCATATCCTTCGGCATGAGAATATACTCCTTTTGCCACTACGTTTGTGCTTCCGTTAGTTAAAGAACCAGTAATGACTACGTTTTGATTTAATGGATTTACATTAGATGCTGTCGTAGCAAAAGATGCTGTACCTGTTAAATTTCCTGTTATACCACTACTCACGTTTAATGTTCCTGATAGTATAGTTGAACCGGATATTAATAAGGATCCAGTTATAGTATTAATTCCAATTACTGTTTTACTTCCAGAAATGAATACAGATCCTGTGATTGTTTTAGTTCCTATTAAATTATTTGAACCTGTTATACTTAACGATCCAGTTACTTGTTGACTTCCGGAAACAACAACTGTACCTATTAACGTTTGTGTATCATTTGTTGCATCTCCAAATTGATTTGAGCCAGACGAGTATATTATAGATGCTGATTCAAACGTTACGTTAAGATAGGAAATAGAAGCAGTTCCATTCAACGTTAAATTTCCATTTAAAGTTAAATTTTGATTTAAAGCATTTACAAAAGATGCTGTTGCTGCGTTTGATGCAGTTCCAAATAGCGATCCTGTTATACCTTGAGTTACCACTAGCGAACCTGTTATTTGCACTTGCGTTCCTGAAGCAAATATTAAATTACTTCTGTTAGCATTGCTAGTTCCATTTCCTACAATAAATGCTGCTTCTTGTGATGATGCTATGTTGAATGCTCCTTGAGCGTGCTGATAACTGGCATTTGTTATTGTATTATTTCCTTCAGCGTGAGAATATGTGCCACTAGCGATAGTTTGCAATCCTTCGGCATGTGAATACATTCCTATTGCTTGAGTAGATTGACCTTCTGCATGAGAATATGAACCGCTAGCTTGAGTAGATTGACCTTCTGCATGAGAATATGAACCAACAGCCGTAGTAGTGAGTCCTTCGGCATGAGAATATGAACCGCTAGCGATAGTACTAAATCCTTCTGCATGAGAATATAAACCAACAGCTATGGTAGATCTTCCTTCAGCGTGTGAATAATCTCCACTTGATGTTGTAAAATATCCTTCAGCGTGTGAAAAATCTGCTTTTGCTTGAGTAAAATATCCTTCAGCGTGAGATGCATACCCAATTGTTTGAGTGCCATTTCCTTCTGCATGAGAATATACTCCAGTTGCAGTTACGATTAATCCATTAGCTAGCGAACCAGTAATAACTACATTTTGATTTAATGGATTTACGAAAGATGCTGTTTGTGCAAAAGATGCTGTCACAGCATTTGTCGCTGAACCAGATAACGAGCCTGTAAATGAATTTACTGTAATGCGTGTTATTAAAGAGCCAGTACCATCATATAATCGACCAGATGATGATACCTGCATCAAATTTATAAATGAAGCTGATATCTGTTGATTTGCTAAATTTTGTATTGCCATTATTTACTTCTTTGTAATAAATATCTTGATAAAAATTAAATGTGATTTATGAGAAGATGTTAAAATCAAAATCTGAGTTAGATACAAAATCTCCTATTCCAGACGATGCTGCTGCAGCTAATGTTCTACTAGACATGACGGTAAAATTTGAAAACTTTGCTCTAAACGTAAAATCAGTTCCAGGAACTCCAGCTGATGTATTCATTTTAAAAAATGCATAGTCTAAATCAACATTATTAATTTTATCTTGCGATCCACTTGGTATAGAAATTGTTGCTTTAAACGGAGTCCATACAGATTTTGATCCAGATACTGCAGATGCTGCTATAGTGGCAGTCGATCCAATACGTAAGACGTCGCCGGATGCTGGGCTAGATGTGACTGAGCCTGATACTCCGGCTATATAACCAACGTCTCCGTTTGACGGATCTTGATTTCCAGATAATCCAAAATATTCATAAGAACTAGTAACAGGACGCCATGATGTAAATCGTAATGCTAAAACTAAAGCAGCATCATTAGCCGAGCCTATTGAATATTTATCTACATATACATTACCAAATATAGTAATCGTATTTTCAAATGGTAATATATAATAAGAAAAATCAGATATAATTGGTTGATAATTTAGCCATGGTCTAGATAAAGGCTCAGTTGCCGAACCTGAATTAATTGCGTTTCTGCATTGAGCCTGGCTATATATTTGATTCCATTGCTGTAATGTGCTTGTATTTATTATCGGCGTACCGGAAGATGAAATTGCAATAGTATCTGTTTGGTGATATAAAATACGACCAATATTTTTACCGTCAGTTAATCCTATCGCAGTATTCATCATAACTTGCGAAGTTGTATCTGAAGAGCCTGTCCATGCAATAAATGCTGAAGCTGTTACGTTACCTACAGGATCTAAACGAAATTTAGTTTTAACTCCATCATAATTTAAAATTTCTAAATTGTTATTTGACGAACTTAAAAATGTATTGTTATTACCAATAAAGAAGTTAGATGCTGAAATTTGCAAATTGGTATTCGAGCCTGATATAAAAGCACCACCAATATTTCCTAAAAAGAAATTAGATGCTGAGATTCGTAAGTTATTGCCTGAACCTGATATAAATGCGCCAGCAGTATTTCCTAAAAAGAATGAATTAGTTCGAACATCTAATAATCCAGTACCTGAAGTAGTGTATTTAAAATAAGAAGCTGAATTTGCTACTAACTCTAAACCTACCCCAGAATACGATTCTGCAGAACTTAATATAGACTGAACAGACCCAGAGTACATTACAAATCCTCCTGTTCCTCCTATACCA